TTCTGGAGCGTTAGTATCAGCAATCACGCCAGTCCATGAGGGACCACCGTCACGCATAGAAGGGAAACGACCAACGCGCATGGTGCAAGCATCAATAATACTCTTGGGAACTTCCCGCGCTTCGTTAATCCAAATGCCAGTAAGTTCGAGCGATAGAAGTTTCTTAACGTCTTCGGGACGGTCAAGAGCTAAGAATATAACCTCGAGGTCGAGGTCACCCTTCTTAATGTGGTGGGTATAAGGCACAGACCAAGTAAACTTGCCCCAGTCCTTCTCAGGAAACCAATCAAGCCAAGTCTTGATCGTGGTCGTTCTAAGCTGTGGGTTGGTATTACGAATGATAGCCCAACGGCTTTTGCGCGTTCCGTCTGGCCCCTTAGCCTGACTTAGCGCTCTACGGAATACCTCGACCGTGCAACCAACAGACTTACCAGAACCAACGGGGCCGCGAATGCCGCGAAAGAAAGTGTCGTCCTTCATAAAGGATTTAAGCACTTCCCCGTCTGGCTTGTATTTGAAGTCTACCAATTGAGAATGTCCCTGTCTTTGCCAGCCTTAATCATTCCCGCCGCAACCTCAGGGCCAAGCGCCTCGATCAGTTTGTCAGCTTCGTAGTTGGTAACAAAGTCTTTAGGGTGGTGCTGCATATGCACCTTCTTAACCACAGCACGCAGTGTGTCCCTGTCAGACTGAGACAGTGTGTTAATGAAATTCATTTTGCTTTCTTGGGTGCAGCCTTAGGCTTAGAAGGGGCAACGGGTTTTGGTGCAACCTCTACCCAATCAAGACGTTGCGATTCTGGGGTGCGAGTCTTACCACTGTAAGTCTTCCCCAAGAGTTCGTGCGTATCTCCGTCATACGCTTCGCCAGTATTAGAAATAATCCAAGCCATTATCGATACCTCGCTGCTTTCTCTGCTACATCCTTTGGCTGCTTAGAATGCTGCTTGCCTTTCTTAATGGCAGCGCGCTTTGCAGCCGTGGTGCGGCTATACTCTGAACTGCTCATAGCTTTAATTGCCTTCTCAGGCAAATACCGCTCACCAGTAGCCTCCTTGCCTTGCGTAGAAGGTTTGCCAGACTTAGTGCGCCACTTTTGCGCAGTCCAACGGCGTAAAGATTTCTGAGGTTCCTTCATGAGGTGTAACCCCCACCCTTAGCCTTATACTCTTTGGCAAGCATCTGCGCCTTGCGCGCTGACCACTGCCCAGCTTTGCCACCCTTGGTCCCAGCCTTGATCCGCTTGAACAAAGACTTGCGCATAGAAGGTTTGGTATAGTTACCAGCCTCATTAACCCGAGACTCAGCCATCATTCTCACCATAGCCAGTGTTTAACAAAGTGCGCTGCGGCTTACCCACACGGCGCATCCCACGCTCCTGTGCGCGCTGAACGCGCTCACCAGAAGTAGGCAGAGAAGGAAGAGCGTCAGGCTTCTTGCGCATCTCTTCATAGAAACTCTGAGCGCTACGCCCTGCAACTGCTGCACCAAAACACATATCAATCCCTCGCCTTGTTACGCTTAGAAATAGCACGAGCCTTCGCTCTAGCATCCGCTTTGGAACTAGCGCCCCATGCCTTTAGGCTAAGAAGAAGTCTAGTAGGGCGACCCTTACTATCACGCTCAGGTCCAGCCATGTTACCCATACGAGCCAAGAAGGAAGCACGACGAGGATTATCACCAGACTTAACAGGAGCCTTCAACGTCCCGCCAGTCTCTCGCTTGTAACTAGCACGGCCCTTCTCATTCAGACCGCCCTCAGGGTTCTTACCCTCTTTTCGCTGCCACGCTGGACTTCTTGCCATTGACCTTCACCTTCGCCGTAGAGGTATCAGACTTCTTCATAACCTCTGGTTTCTTAGTTCCATAACTTCTAGCCATTTGACGAACCTTTCAACGCACAAATATTTTCTGGGAGTGATCGAACCTTCTTGGGAAAAAATACGAGCGGTAGACCAGTAACAGAATCAAGTCACCAGTTTTTCCCCCACCCCCCTATCCTAAGTCAATGGAGACACGAATGTCCCCCGCCACCTGCACTTGCGCACGATCGATCGGCTTGAACCCTGCTCGATCAAGGATGTCCTGTGCTGCTTGCAACTGGACATACTCGCTCTTCGCACCCTGAGCTAGGTGCATCACCTTACTGGCGGCTATCGTAGCATTCAATCCAAGCTGTTCCGTAACTCTCTGCATCATGTATTGCTGCACGTGAGGTAGCCGAATCGTCTTGCTAGCAGTGACTCTACCGCTTTCGCCTGCTGCATATCCCGCCGCTTCGGCGGCTCTTGCTAGCGGTTCGCCTGTTGCTACAAGATGATCAACGAGCGCCATCTGCTTAGGCGTAAGTTTCCTATTTGCTACATCGTTCATATGTTACTCCAACAGCCCCCCTCTCCCTCTCTCCCCCCAAGCTATCTCACCTTTAAAAGTAACGTGTCAACGCACAAAACCGCATTGTTACAGGATGGGGCTGTAAAAGTGATTGGGCCATTCTGCCATCGGCAGAACCGTGCTCTCGTGAATCAAGCCCCTTCGGGTCTTGACCCTTCGGGCTTCGATCACTTGTCCGAGTCCTAACGGACTAAAAAGAGATAAGGTAAAAGAGTAATACTCGGCTACCAATTACTAAATAGCAATGTGGCTGTTGTTATACACTGGCGACTCCTGTCTCTCTGCTCAAGCAGAATAGCGGTTTCCCAGAGGGAACCCTCCGCGATTCAGCTTGCATTGCTATTTAGTAATCGGAAGCCTGTTTGTAGAAAGAGGGAGATAATCCACACAGAAAAGAACGTGGAGTATCAGATAACTTTCTAGGCAAAGAGCGCTGCGCGCCCTGCGGGTAGCCACTCTTTGCCAGCCTAACTCGTAATTAGCGCCTCCAGCGCTGATAACGACTATGTATATACTGCTGAACTACTGGCTGAGTGAACCTTGCTTAGAAAAAGCAAGCGACATTCTGCCCAAATCTTATCTAATAAACTTGTTGCATATGTGCAGCATATCAACTAGACTGAACCTATAGCAAATATAAGGAGAACCTAGCTATGAAAACTACTATCGCAAATCAAATCGCTAACACTTTGACTTTTACCGCAGAGGTTTGGGACAACGACCCAGACGTGCGCAATTGGGTCGATCAGGACGTGATGACAATGAGCCGCAAGCTTGTGCTTTCGAGCGTCCTCTATCGCCTACATCAACAGATCAAAGACCCGCGCTATGGGTCTGAGCGTTGGGCGGATAGTTCACGCGCTCAGGTCATGGACGCGCAACGCGCGCACCAAGACAATGAGATATCAAACAACAAGATGCGCGCCACAATCAACCGCGCATTTGCCAACACAAACAAGCATGACATTTTGCAGGCTATGTTTGACGATTTCTTGAGCGTATATGTTGCCGAGTTTGGCGACTGGGAAGCCCCAGCGATCCGCGAGGAAATCCCGCAGACCTCCATAGACGGCGAAGACATGGCCGATCTAAACGCCAAGCTTTCGGCAATGGGCCTTGGCACATTGGCCGATAACGCAGCCAACACGGATGGCGTGAACACCACGGCAGACGTGGCATAAACAGAGGGGGAGAAATCCCCCTCCAAAAATTCTGGGGGCTTCGCCCCCAGACCCCCTTCACAATGACCCACACAGTGCGCGGGAATAATATAGCTCTATCCTGGGACACGATCTGTGAGGTGGGCAAGTCGCGCTAACTGCGCGCTTAGGAGATTAGATCAATGAAAATAAAAACGGCTATCGCTGACTTCATCGGGGCATTGATTGTTCTGCTTGGCCCGTTGGTGTTGCTTATCTTTTAAAAGGAGAACCAAAATGTTTGACGCACAGCATGACGATTGGCAGTTCCCAATCGAGACACAAGAAATCTTTGACTCACTTGGTCAGCCAATCCAAGGACACAAAGCTATTGTTCGAATGGACAATCGCGAAGTGCTTGGTGTGCATGGCTCACGATACACCGCAGTAACTAATACTGAGGTTGTATCGAGCATTGTGGATGCAATGCAGACAGCTAACCTATCTAAGGATGTAACGATGAGCATCAAGTCCATCGAAGGTGGGCGCAAGATGCGTGGTGAAATCTTATTCAATGATCTAACCATTCAGCCCGAGGTTGGTGACTTCGTGAAGTTCCGTATCTCATTCTTCAATAGTTACGATGGCAGTTGGGCATTCAGCCAAGCGGCTGATGGCTTGCGGCTATGGTGTTTGAATGGATGCACGAGTCCGATTGCAACAGCACGGACTCGCTTTAAACACACGCAGTCAATCAACGTAGAAGCAAGCGCAGCTAAGATTAAGACAGGCTATGCGGCCTTTGTTAATCAGCGTGAAGTCTGGCAGTCTTGGATGAAGACTACTGTTGCACAGTCAACAGTTGAAATGTTCTTCAAAGCAACGCTTGCCAAGGCATTCACTCGCCAAACAACAGTTACTAAAACCAATGAGAAACAGTTAGAGCATTTGCTCAAGATTTGGGATGACGAGAAGCGTCAGCTTGGTCAGAACAAATGGGCGCTCTACAATTGCTTGACCTATTGGGCAACGCATACCTCTGATCTCAAGAACCCAGAGGTTGCGCGCCGCAATCGTGAAGATGCGATTGCAAAAGCAATGAACCATAACATTTGGCATAGCCTCGAGGATAGGAGTTTCGTGTAATGCAAACAGCACCACGCTTGTCACGGAAGACATTTGAGTTTCTGGCTGATGAACTTGGCACAATCATGGAGTGGCCCACCGCCCTCCATGACGTTGCCGATGCACTAGCTAAAACAAATCCACGCTTTGATAGAGATAAGTTTCTACGCAGAGCGATGAATGTATGGGAGCAAACTCATGAACTACCCAATCTTGAAGACGAAATACCTTACTGAAGGATGCAGGAGTTGCAGCACAATAGGCTGCGATGTATGCGGATTCACAGGTAAGATACAACAGATCAGAGTCGGGATGTATTATGTCTGCGAAGAGTGCGATGGAATGGGCGAGTATGAAGTCGATGATGGACCGTTTGACTGCCGCACCGAATGCTGCCCCGAGTGCCTCGGAACAGGCGACATCTCCGCTGATCTGGTTGGTTAGGAATGATGGCATAGAAATTTACCGCAACGGGGAGTTGCTTGGGGTAATACCCAAACGCAATTTCCTGTTGCTTATCAAGGACATGGCAGAACTGCTTGACAGGTAGCTGCATTTATGCAGTTATCTGCGGCATGAAATCATATCTCGAAATACTACAAGAAGAAGCCAAGCAATACGGTGTCGTATTGTTAAGAGCATTCCAAGCGGCAAGCATTCCGACCTCGACCTATTACCGAACAGTTAATGGGACAACGGAGTTACGCCATGAAACAGCAACGCGAGTGATGAAGGCCATTGCAGAAATTCACACACTTCAACAAGCCAGTGAACATACCACAGAACTACGAGAATCTAGTCGAAGGGTTGACCGCAGCAAGGCTCGATCAAAAACTAAGTCAAGAATCTCTGGCTCATAAGATTGGTTGCACGGTATCATTGATTCACAAATGGGAAACGCATAAGCGTATTCCATCAGGGTTCATGTTGATGTGTTGGTTGGACGCGCTTGGCTACGAAATCGAAATTAAAAAAGGGAATGGCTAAGTGCGACTCGTGTCAGCACAACGTTAGAAATTTTGTTGCCATTCTAAAACAGGGACATGAACGCACCACGCAAAAGCATTGGTTTGTTTGTCTCGATTG